CGATGTTTACCCGGAAGTAACTGATGAACAAGTAAAAAGGCAGATGGATGGAGAGTTGCTAGCTCAATCTGAATTAGATGCCCTTAAAGTACCAACACATAAAGTGTGGAAATACCACGAAAACCAAGCTACCTCTCTCTATTATAAGTTAAAGGATGGTACGTATTGGTATAATGACATTGAAAATGTTACAATGAGGGAGATAGGTAAGGGAGAATCTTACAGACCATTTATGGCATCTGATTGGGATTCCTTTTTCGGTACGGATGCTCAGAGTCCGAAAGATACAAATGTGACCTCTCAAATTTATACGTATTTGAAAAGTCGTGATATATTTAATGATGTGACGGATGCCTAGTACTAATGACCAGTACAAATTTCGCTGGCGAAGAAGATGGTTTTGGCATAAGATAAATGTCGTTGGACATAAATTGGAAGCTGATCAGGATAAGATGTTGCTTTATTTTCCCGATGGCTCTTTGCAGGAGATCAAGAAATGGTCAGACTGTGAAGTTAAGTTAGGGGTTGATTGGGTTCTAGTTACTGAAAGGCAAATTAAGGAGGAGGCAGGACAATCATAGAGAAAGGGGGAAGATGATAGAACAATGGCAGGATTTTATTTACTACAATGATAATGCTTTAAGTAAAGAACAAGTAGCAGATATGATTAGTCATTTTGAAAAGAATGGCGAGAGCATTGATACTTATAGATCAAGGACAATTTCAGATGGAGGAATTTTACCAAGTACTGCAACCCACAGGCAAGATTACGTTTATTTTTTATCCTCGCAATCGAACCCAATGGAACATTTGCAATGGGTAAATGAGACTATAGAACAATGCCTAAATGAGTATTTAGAAAAGTACCCATTTTTAAATGATGGTAGGCAAGTCAGTTGGAGGCATCTAAAGTGGCACACAGTTGAAAAGCATGGAGGATATCATGCTTGGCATTATGAACAGGGTACAGAACCAGAAAGGCATTTGGTTTGGCATTTATCATTGTCTGACCATACCGATGAAGGAGAACTTGAGTTCCTATATTACGGACATAGAATAGAACCAAAGGCAGGGCGTATGTTGATTTTCCCTGCTGGTTTTACTCATACACACAGGGGGAACCCGATAAGGAAAGATGGACAAAAACACTACCTCACAGGGTGGCTCTATATGCCTTGAAGATGGTTTTTTGGATTTTGAATTATTTAGAGAAATACAGAACTCTTTAATCCATGAACCACTATGGAAATTTGAAGATGGTATAGATTACGAGGATGATGGGGTTGGCAAGTTCCAATTTATTCATGTCTTCATTTTGAGTGGGCATCCTTTTTCACCATTCTATGATGTAATCGCACCTGCTCTTGAAAAGATTGATCCATTAACTTTTTTATCTGTGAAAGCTAATATGCTCCCAAGGACAGATGAAATTAGAGAGAATAGATTCCATAGAGATTTGTCTTTTATAGATCATGGTAGGATGAGTGAATGGCGAACTGGGATATTATATTTAAACACCAATAATGGCTATACATTATTTGAAGATGGGACAAAAATAGAGTCTGTAGCAAATAGGTTTATTTCATTTCCTTCAGCTATGTCTCATAAAGGGGCAACTTGCTCAGATGAGAATAAAAGAATTATACTAAATTTTAATTATTTTCCTAAATAAAAGGTGAAATAAATGAATGAAGAAAGTACACAGATAATATCGTACAGTTGAATGCAGGAAACGGTTAGTGAGACTAACCACTAAGATATGAACTGTTAAGATTGTCTTAATGGTTCAATAACTCATAAAAGAGTGGTAGAAGCAGATTCAACTCGAGACCACTGCGTAGCGGAGTCTCAAACTCAGTCAGTCTGACATGGACGTTGGGCTGATTGTCTATAATATTGAAGCTGAGGAATAGATGAATCATGAAAGAACACAGATCACTATTTGGTGGAGCAGGTAATGCAGTTGAGAACAGGAAGTTACTTAACTTTTGGGCTAGATTTATCATCAGTTCAGCAAACGGTATTACGTTCTTGGCGATACTATACTTGTTGTTTTTTGCAGAGGTTAAAGACTCATCGAGAGACCTTGTTAATATACTTCTTGGGGCTTACGTGGCTGTCCTCGCTAAATCTACAGATTATTGGTTCAAAGATAAAAGAGATCCAGAACATGATGAAGAAAACTAATGCCAACAACTAAAAACAATCTTGAAGCTATAGCTGAGCATAGTTTAGTAAAGATACTTACCCCTTTACTATTAACGTTGGTAATTGGATCAGTTACATTCTTATTTAGTAGTATTATCGATCTTAAGAACGAGATGATATTGATTGACTCTAAGAAGGATAACATAGAAGAGAAGTTAAATAATTTAGATGAAGACTTAAATGATTTACGTGAGATGGTTACTGATCTGCGTATTGATTCAGGTAGAAATCATAGAGATGACCTTAAAAAATACTAATGGAGAAGAATATGTCAGTCCATAACATGTCGGTTAATAATATTCTGTTGGTATTTGGTAGTGTGTTCATTGGAGCAATTGCATGGTTGATGATAACAGTCTCAGAGTTATCTGGTGATGTTAAAGTTATAAAGTATCAAGTTAGTGCAAATAGTGAAGACTTAGAAGTATTAAAGGCTAGAGAATGACTCCGAATGAAAAAGATCATTTAGACCGTTTAAGAAATTTACACGAACAATATAAGAAAAGGAGATAGTATGCCACAAGGTGAAGGAACATATGGTAATCAAGTAGGAAGACCACCTAAGAAGAAGAAAGAAGAAGAAGAAAAAGAAGAATTTACTAAAAGTAGTAATTCTATCTTAACAAGTAAACCTAAAAAGGATTATTAAATGCCGTTTATAATTGCAGGAGTAGTTAAGTCTATGGCTTTCAGCATGTTAGGTAATAGCAAAGTTATAGAAAAAGTGATCATATTATTATTAGAGACATTAGCTAAGAAAACAGATTCTGATGTTGATGATAAATTAGTAGGGTTACTTAAAAAATCTTTGGAAAAGAAAACTGCTTAATTGCAGTTAAACTTTCCCCATGTGGGTTGGTACTAGACGACAATTCAATGGGTTGATAATTGGAGGAATAGCTATGATGATTACAAAGAATTTTAGTGTTGCAGAAATGGAATGCAAATGTGGTTGTGGAAGTTCTGATATGGATGAGGAATTCATGAGGCAGTTACAGGGGATTCGTGATGAGATGCAAAGACCATTATCTGTTACAAGTGCAGTAAGATGTGAAGCTCATAATAGTAATGTGTCATCAACTGGTAAAAATGGACCACACACTAAAAGGAAAGCTGTTGATTTGGTTATTTCTGGTGCAGATGCATTAAGACTATACGATATAGCAAGGAAGCATGGCATGAGTGGTATCGGATTGTCTCAGAAAGGCCCTCACAACAAAAGATTCATACATATAGATGCATTAACTCCTGAAGAAGGGCCAAGACCTACTGTGTGGACTTATTAAAACGGAGTATCTGCAAGAGGTGCATCACCTGAGTGCATTTCTTGATTAGCAAAAGGCTTATCATTTTTACCATAAATAGTAGTGTAATTTTTATATTCACTAATTACAATTTTATGATTGTATTTAGGTTTGTCTTCAGGATTTTGTTTCTTCCATGCTTCTTTTTGAAGTTCCCCCCAAATAGTAACAGCATCACCTTTAGAAGTATTCTTACTTAGATTAGTAGCAGTAGCACCGTAAGCTACTATATCAAAGAACATTACCCCTTTTGGTGTGTGATTATATGCAATAGAACCATTCCAATAAGGAACTGGACCTTCTTTGCCCGGAAATGAGCCAGTTTGAGGAACATTAGAAATGTTACCACTGATTTGTACGTTATTATCTTTGTTTATCATATTATCCTACTTTATTTAGTATTATAATTGAGCCAGATGTAGAACCAGTCCACAATTTTCTAGCAGTTATGTCCCATATAGTTGCATCTTCTTCATGAGTTGCATCCAATAATCCTTTTACAAAATTATCTAAATCGGGACGAGTCTGTTTTGGCTTGTCTGCATATATTAAACGTTTCTTCTTAGACCAAGATTTAGGCATTGGTACTAAGAAAGTAATATCTAGTCTGTCGCCTAGATATTCGTTTTTAATAGCTTCTTTGACTATATCTCTAAAGGCAAAGTAGTCTAAACAACATTTTCTTTTAGCCCATCGATCACGTACAGTCATACGTGGTTTTGTATGTGGATTTACATTAATTATCATAAGTATTTTTCATAAGGGTATGTTGTTTCTGGTACAGGGAACCTAATTCGTTTACCTTCAGCAATTAATTGTTCATTAACAATAGAAAGGATTGCGTTATTTCTATCACCGGATTGGTCTTTATACTTTCGTTCTCTTTCGATAGCGATACTTGGTGAACATGGTGATCTATCTTTTATAATTCTAGGTACTTGTTCTTCTATTTTATTAAATAGATAAGAAATGTACTTATCATCCTCTTTAGTAAGGTGTGAGTGACTAAATGTTTGTTTACAGTGTTTACATCGCATACAAGTCTTTTTATAGATGCTCAGAACGCCTCACACAGAAAAGAGACTCAGTACGATACCCGATGGTACACTTTAGGTATCTCTCTTTGCGTATGAGACTATCTGAAGGGTTATATATGTTCAACGTATGATCTTCCTTGATCATCAGTTGTAATTTTGCCTCTTACACCATTTTCGGCAAACGTAGATTCTCTATCAGAAGAATTAGTAACTACTGGATTTGAATTAACGTTATTAATTAACTTAGCAATATTTTCTTTGATGTTTATATTTTGAGTTTTTACATTTGGAAGTCTAAGAAGTTTAGACTGTTCTACTTCACGTTTTTCTAGAATTTCAGCACGACGTACATTTGAAAGAGCATCGTTAAACTGAAGGAAAGTAGGGAACTTAGCTCGTTCAGTATCAGAAAAGTAACCACCATGTGGTTTTATTAGTAGTTTATAAGTTTTGTTTAAAAGACGTTGAGAGTCTAATGCTAATTCTTGATTTGTAGAATCATAACCAAACTCTTTCCACCATGTCTGAATGTCTGTGTTCGTGAAGAGCTTATTGAACGCAGTAGCAAGCTGTACGAAGAAGTCTGTAAACTCCTTAGTCGCTTCATTTGAGTTGTTTGTCATTATTTCCTTTAGAGATTTCTGCAATACTTCTAATGTTTGGATTTGCTAATAATGAAGAAGTATTAACTAAGTTGGTGTTTTTGATGAACATATTTGAATTTCTAGTTGCAACAGGTAGTACAAACTCTCCGTCAGGATGTTGTGTTTTTGTGAGAAACTGAGTTAAGTCTTTTGCCAGCAATACCTGTAACCCTTCTAGAAACTGATAGTCATTAGGGTTATTTTGTTCTAAAGAATATGCAGTTAGTCTATTTTTCACTGCTTCTAGAATTAGGTTATTGTCTAAGTCTTTTATTAAACCAAACTTTAAAGCCGATTTAGACTTATTAGTTCTTCCTATTGGTTCTCTAGGATAAAAGTTATAAACCTCCAAGAAATATGGGTTATACTTACTTTTTGACTTATATATAATATTAGTCTTATTTATATTTAATATATTATTATATTTGTCTGGCATCTCCTGCACCCCCTCAGTGCATTTCCTGCTAGGGGGGTAGCGAGAGAAGCTATAGGTATTAATAGAGGTAGAACCGTCATCACGCATGGAACTTTTAACATCTAAAATGCCTTGCTCACGTAAAGATTTAATTACGTTTGTAACAGTTCTAACTGACAACCCTGTTTTGATTGATAAGTATTTCCTACTTATTTTTGCTCCTGTATCAGTCATTACATAGCTGAGAGCAAATAGAATTAATGTTTCTGGAGCAGAAGGTATCAAATCAATCATGTGCCAAACAAATTCACTATAAGTTTCATGGTTTTTCATATACGAACCTCTGATTCAAATTGTGTTGACTCATTATCAAATGGAATGTTATCAAATAAGCTCTTAAGGAAGGTTATATGTTCTCTCACTGTATTTGTTTCAGCAGATGTTAGTTCCCATGTGTGAAAGTTGTCATTTGCGTACTGACTAGGCTTTTCCGCATGATCATAATATTTGCAGAATGTACGAAGTTTTTGCATATCATCTACTGTTCTATTAGCATCGGATATTATACGCATAAAATTAGGTACACCTTCTTTATGTTCATCAGCAATATCATTGAAGATTGATGCACTTATATTATCAATAATATTAGCTATTCTATTGCCTAACTTTGCATCCATTTTATCTTTTAAAGATTTGTTAGGATTAATCTCTTTAATATTATTAGATGATGATGGTAAATGATCGTTGTTATTATCTTCAATGTTATCTGCTTGCTTCATTTCATCGTTCGTATATATGCCTGTGAGTTGTGCTGAAAAAGCCTTTCTAAGAGCTAGTGCTTCTGCGCATTTAGCAATCATAGCATGAGGCATTTTATTCCACATTGTACCTTGTGCTTGATATTCTGAAAAATATGCACTTGCAGTAAAGTCACCTATAACTCCATTCTTTGCCATTTTTTGAACAGTTATGGTTGCTTTAAGTATATGACCATTCTCTTCTACAAAGACTGCATCTGATGTTGAAACGTGTTGACCTGTTCTGTCTGCAATAGCTCTAAAACCGTCTATAGCAGTCTGTATAGTCATTTTACCACCACGTTTAATTGCATATATCTGCTTTGCCAATGGATCAAGACCAGCACGTTTTGCAACATGCATAAAGACCAATAGTTCATCGTTATTTAACGTTGGCCCTATCTGAGACTTTATTAATGCTTCTTGTTCTTTACTGAATACTAAAGTTTGTAATTCCATTTCCATTATATTTCTCTATTAAATGTTAAATTAAAGTTAAATAAAAGTGTGTAGCTTAAAGACATCTTAGACTCGTATTTGTGCAATAAGTCATATCGATTTACAAGTAATGAATAAGGGTGAGGCAGTCATTGCTAAACTGCGGAGAAACATCGAGGTTCCACCCACTCGCTTAGCCTTTAAGCTACTTTAGTCGATGGAAAAGTAAGACTTAATGTAGTCCCACTTTTGCTGTTTCTTCTAATAAGATTACAGATGATTTCACCGTGATCTTTTGCTCCTTTTGCATTACCAATTTCTTTCTTTGCTTCAAAAGA